TCAGACCCGCATCTTCCATGCATATAACAGATCGAGAGCTTGCCGCGGGCTGATATCGTCGGGATTGATCCTCGACAATTCATCGATCACCGGGTGCGGCAGGCTGGCGAACAGGTCGCTCTGCATCGGCGAGGCGGGCTTGCCGCTCTGCTGGCTCGGCATCTCGTGCGGCAGGCTGGTGGTTTCCAGGCGCTTGAGGTGTTCGCGGGCGCGCTGGATTACCGGGGCCGGCACGCCGGCCAACTGGGCCACCGCGAGGCCGTAGCTCTGGCTCGCCGGTCCCGGCAGTACATGGTGCAGGAACACGATGCGTTCATTGTGCTCGGTCGCGTTCAGGTGCACGTTGGCTACCGCGGGCTGGCTTTCCGGCAGTACGGTCAGTTCGAAATAGTGGGTGGCGAACAGGGTGAAGGCGCGAGTCCGGGCCAGGTCCTCGGCCGCTGCCCAGGCCAGCGACAGGCCGTCGAAGGTGCTGGTGCCGCGGCCGACCTCATCCATCAGCACCAGGCTCTTGTCGGTGGCGTTGTGCAGGATGTTGGCGGTTTCGCTCATCTCCACCATGAAGGTCGAGCGGCCGCCGGCAAGGTCGTCGGACGAGCCGATGCGGGTGAAGATGCGGTCCACCAGGGACAGCTCGCAGCGTGCAGCCGGAACGAAGCTGCCGATGTGCGCAAGCAGCACGATCAGCGCGGTTTGCCGCATGTAGGTGGATTTACCGCCCATGTTCGGACCGGTAATCACCAGCATCCGGGTGTCGGCATCCAGCGCCAGGTCGTTGGCCACGAACGGTGTCTCCAGCACCTGCTCGACCACCGGATGGCGGCCTTGCTCGATGTGCAGGCAGGTGTGTTCGACGAACCGCGGGCGATTCAGGTCGAGGTTCAGCGCGCGTTCGGCGAGATTCGCCAGCACGTCCAGTTCCGCCAACGCCGAGGCGCTGTCCTGGAGCGGAGCGAGGTGGCCGATCAGGCGTTCCAGCAGCTCTTCGTAGAGCGCCTTCTCGCGGGCCAGGGCGCGGCTCTGGGCCGACAGCGCCTTGTCCTCGAAGGCCTTCAGTTCCGGCGTGATGAAGCGCTCGGCGCCTTTCAGGGTCTGCCGGCGGATGTAGTCGGCCGGCGCCTGTTCGGCCTGTACCCGGGGCAGCTCGATGAAGTAGCCATGGATGCGGTTGTAGCCGACCTTCAGGTTGGGCAGGCCGGTGCGGGCCTTCTCGCGCGCTTCCAGGTCCATCAGGAATTGCCCGGCGTTTTCGCTCAGCGCCTGCAGCTCGTCCAGCTCGGCGTCATAGCCGGTCTTGATCACGCCACCGTCGCGGATCACCGCTGGCGGGTTGTCGATGATCGCCTTGGCCAGCAGTTCGGCGAGTTCGGGATAGGTGCCGATGGTGGTGGCCAGCGCCTGCAGGTGCGGCGCTTCCAGTTCGGTCATGGCGTTCTGCAGGTCCGGCAGCGCCGCCAGCGCGTCGCGCAGGCGCGCCAGGTCGCGAGGGCGGGCGTTGCGCAGGCCGATGCGGGCGAGGATGCGTTCGAGGTCGCCGATTTCCTTGAGCTGCGGTTGCAGGTTCTCGAAGCGGTAGCGTTCCAGCAGGCAGGCGATGGACTCCTGGCGGGCTTCCAGTACCGCGCGGTCACGCAGCGGACGGTTCAGCCAGCGGCTCATCAGGCGGCTGGCCATGGCGGTCTGGCAGCGGTCGACCACCGATTGCAGGGTGTTCTCGCGGCCACCGCTGAGGTTGATATCCAGCTCCAGGTTGCGGCGGCTGGCACCGTCGAGGATCACCGTGTCATCGAGGCGGTCGTGGCGCAGGCTGCGCAGGTGCGGCAGGGCGGTACGCTGGGTTTCCTTGGCGTAGGCGAGCAGGCAGCCGGCGGCGCCGATGGCCAGGGTCAGGTTCTGGCAGCCGAAGCCTTTCAGGTCCTGGGTGCCGAATTGCTGGCAGAGGCTCTTGTGCGCCGAGTCGCGATCGAAGTCCCATGGCGCGCGGCGACGTACGCCGCGGCGCTTCTCCGCCGGCAGGCCCTGTGGCCAGTCGTCGGGAATCAGCAGCTCGGCCGGGTTGAGGCGCTCCAGTTCGGCCAGCAGGGTTTCCCAGCCTTTTATCTCCTGGACGCTGAAGCGGCCGCTGGTGATGTCCAGCACGGCGAGGCCGAACAGGCGCTCGTCGCCGAGGATTGCCGCCAGCAGGTTGTCGCGGCGTTCGTCGAGCAGCGCCTCGTCGCTCACCGTGCCGGGGGTGATGATCCGCACCACCTGGCGCTCCACCGGCCCCTTGCTGGTGGCCGGGTCGCCGATCTGCTCGCAGATCGCCACCGACTCGCCGAGCTTGACCAGCTTGGCCAGGTAGCCCTCCGCCGAATGGAAGGGAATGCCTGCCATCGGGATCGCCTTGCCACCGGACTGGCCGCGCGCGGTCAGGGTGATGTCGAGCAGCTTGGCGGCCTTCTTCGCGTCCTCGTAGAACAGCTCGTAGAAGTCGCCCATGCGATAGAACATCAATTGGTCGGGGTGCTGATGCTTCAGTTTGAAGTACTGCTGCATCATCGGCGTGTGTTGTGCGAGATCGGTATTTGGCTTATTCATCAATGGTTTACGGCGCGCCGTGAGGGCGCGCGTTTTGGAGTATTGAAATTCCTCCAATACTAACCTGATTTCCTCGGCATTGTCGGTGGCTCTGCCACCTCATGCTCTCTCTGCCTTATATACCGATCTGTCATGCGCGGGTCGGTGTGGCCGCCAAGCTTCCTGGCATCCTTCCCTTGTTTCTTCGCATCAGTCAGGGCCTTCGCGCGAAGGTCATGGATCCGCGCATCGGTGACGCCCGCCGCCTCTCGAGCCCTCTTCCATGCGTCTCTCGTTGTCGCATAGTCCACCTGCTTCCCCTTCCTGTTGCAGATGAGGTTCTTCGCATCGGCAGGGCGCGGTAGTGCTTTCGCTCTTTGCACCACGGCATCTAGGTCCGGGGTCATCGATATGAGCACCTTCGAGCCCGTCTTCTGCTGCTGAAATGCGATTCCGTCATCGCTCACGTCATCGAGCTTGATCGACAGAACATCACCGATCCGCTGACCGGTGAGGTAGGCAAGCTCGAAGATGCACCGCATGTACTCGCTGCAGTTGTCGAGAATGGATAGCAGCTCCTTGTCGTTGAGGTAGCGGCCGCGCTTTTTCTCAGAGTGAGGTTTGATCCCAATGCAAGGATTCGAGTCCACTTCCCCCCACTCAAGAGCCTGCGCGAACACAACGCGGAGAACGGTGAGAGTCCTGTTCGCCATGTTCGGTGTCGACGCCATATGTGTCTTTACCTGAGCAACATGCTTCGGCAGAACTTCCCTTGGCTGGAACTCTGCGAACATGTCCTTCAGCCGTTCGGCTACAGCCCGATATTGGGTAATCGTGTTCGCTGACCGATACGGCGCAATGTGGTCAATCACCCTATCGATCAGGTCGATCATCCCATCCTTGCTGGCGCCGCCGGTGAGCTTCGCGTACTCAAGAAGAGCGGCGCGATAGTCCCTCCCAAGATTCGTCCACTTCCCATCCCTCACGAAATAAAAGGATGGCCCTCGCTGAAACATGCACATCGGAAGGTGTCTATCCTTCTTCCTCGGACGCATCTCTATCTCCTACCCCGTCAACCGCAGTCGCGGTCCTTTCTCTTTCTTGGCCTGTCTTGCGCCGAGGCGACTTAGCACAACCTCCTCCAAGACTTTCGGTCGACCATCGCCTCCCTCTACGAACGAAAAGTCGTTCTCAGATAGCCAGCGCTTCTGGGCTGCCGGCCGAACAAATCCAGTCAACTCCGCTACTTCTTCTGCGGTCAAAAACCTGATCATGGGCAATACCTCCCCGTCCTGCGGGGCGCTGGTCGGGAAAATGGTTTTCGGGAAATGGCAGCCTATTCGGCTACCGGAGAACTAGAACGAGCAGCCCCATTGCAGGGCTGCGAATGCTGGCGCTAGCTCGATCACTGCGTGTAGCGCGACCAGGCTGGCGCCGATGACGGCTACTGCCGCCACTCGGGAAAGGGCTTTCTTCATTGGGGCTCCAGATCAGTCGCCCGCGGCCTTCGCGACCAGGCGCATGAGCATTTCGCGCAGTTGCTCGCGCTCTAGCACTTGGCCGGTTTTCGCGTACTCATCGGCCTGGCGCAGGATCGCGTCGATCTCGATGTTGAACATCGGCGAGAGCACGTCTGGCTCGCACTGCTCGAGCAGCAACTGGATTGCGCGGGTCGGGTGCGCCATGGTGATGCCGAGCCAGTTATAAGCCGAGGCAGTGCGGTAGTAGCGAAGGCCGGCGATCTCATGCCGGCGCGGCGGGCGGAAGGGTTTCGTGCGCATATGCAATCCGGGTAGGTTGAGCCTACATTTTCCAGATTGCTGTATATGCGTACAGTGGTTGGCGATGGGTGGCTATGCCTGCTCCGGAAGGTACTGAAGCGCCCAGGTCGGGTGGAACCTCCTTGGCCTGCTTTCGCCGTCTAGCTTGATCATGAGGTGGGCGCCCTTTGCGCTTGTTATCGTCCCGTGCTCCTCGGTGCCGCGACCTCGGTAGATGACCTTTCCGCCTCGCTTGCAGGGAACGTTGTAGGCCATTCGAATGAACTCCATGCTCATGGCTTCCCTCCATCCTGCTCGCTCAGCAGGGCGCGCAACTCTTCAAGTGCGCCAATGCGGTCGTGCGCATCCGAACTGGTAAGTGCCGGAGTTACGATCCGCCGCAACAGCCCCTCGCTGACCGTCAGGCCGTTGAGGCGCGATTGAGCTTCCAGCGCTACCTGAATGTTCTCAGGACTTGTGAATAACCGCTCACGAGCATCGAGCGCCGCGTACACCGTGCTCGCATCAGGCACAACAGCCACCCTTGCGCGCAGTGCTGCGACTTCCTCAACAATCGTCTTTACACGTAGTGGTAAGTCGGCATATCCCCAGCGCGTGAGTTCAGGCTCTGGCCCTCGAATGGCGACAATGGACTGGCTCAGCAACTCGGCCTGACGGTTGCAGAGAGCCTCGTACTCTGCGACTTCCTCCCTTAGCGCCTGGGCCTCGGCTTCTAGCTTGGCGTAGTCGGTATATCTGACGTATTGGCCATGCTCTGACGCATACGTAACAACGCTCTCGAACTGGGACACGGTGAAATTCAAGCGCTTCACCTTACTCATGACCTACCTCCTTGCCGTGCGCGGCGCGGTCCAGGCGCTCGATCTCGGCCAGGATCAAGGCGCCGGCACGCACGTAGTTGGATCGCGCGTCTCTCGGCTTCCACCACTTCGCCGAGAACGGCCAGATAGCTGGCGCCTCGTCGTTGGCTCCGTTGAGGATGTATGCCGCTGCGGCTCGCGGAAGTTCGGCGGCGCAATAGAGGTCGTCGTGCTCCGGCGTCCAGCCCTCGGCGGTGATCTGCCGGCGTCGCTCTGCCTGCACGTCGAGCCATGCTTGCGGCACTTCTTTTCCTGATACGAAGTCCTCAGCTCGAACCAGAAGCTCCGGCACGCAGTGCTGAGCCTGGGTGGTTTGTGCAGCCAGTTCCACGGCAGTGTCACACCCTGGTTCAGTGGTGAAGACTGCATTCTGCGCAGCTTTCAGCCTCTCCATTGCGAGAGAAATGGACCGGTCATAAATTTCTTTGTTGTCTGACTTGTCGCGGTCGCTGCGCATCCTATCAATGTCGCGTTCTACATAACAAAGAAGCGAATTCAGCAATGACCTAAGTCCTGCGACTTCGGCCAGGGCGGCGTCATGTGCCTCGCACTTTTCCAGCATGTAGCGCAGCGAATCCAGCAGTTCGCCTTTGTCCGGGTTCATACCGATGTCGTGGCCGATGGCTTCCCACGCCTCCAGAACGGTGATCACCTCGGAGCGGAACCCGGAATACCAGAGCTTTACCGCTTCTTCCTTGTGCAGCGGGTAGCCGAGCCCGGCTGCTTCAAGCTCGTCCTCGGTTGGCCCCTCCGGCCGCTCCGCCTCTGCCTGCTCGGCCTGCGGCACATCCCCTGCTGGCCGGGTCGCATACTCCAGCATCCGCTCGATGAGCCCGGCGGCGGCCTCCGTCCACTTCACCCAGAAGGCATGAAGGCCCCGATTGGCGAGAGCTACCGGCTCCTGCCTCTCCAGCTCCGCGACCCTGGCCAGGGCGGCGTCGCGCTCCGCCGTGCGGCCCGAAACCAGACCATCAAGACGAGCAATTTCCGCTTCCCGTTCTCTGATTTCGTTCTGTAATGCCCGGTACGTTTCCTGGCCGGAATCCATGTAATCGTTCTTGTGCTGGCGGAGCTGGGCTATCACCGCCCGCAGCTCCCCGACGATGCGCTCGTGCTGGGCGACGGTCATCAGTTCGTCCTCGCTCACCTCGCAGCCGCGCTCACGCCAGTGGGCAGCTTGATCTTCCGCGTTCTGCTTGTAGTAGTTCAGTGCGTAGTGGGGATGCTGGTGCTTTTCATGTCGCCCGATAGTCCGGTACGCCACAACCTCCGGCCGCTCCGCCTCGGCCTGCGCTGGGGAGGGTTGCGCCATTGCCTCGCGCAGTTCGGTCAGCTCTGCGTCACCCTTCATTTCGAGATAGGGCAGCGACAGATGCTTGAGTGCGTTGGATGCGACAGCGCCAGTGTCGATGATGCGAGTGCGACCGTTCACGGTGTCGAAGTGCTTGCCTGCGGCGTACCAGCGCAGCGCGTCCTCTGGCGTCCAGTCGGATCGCTCAAGGTCAGCGGCAATGTCATCCGCATATGGGGCATCCGGGGAGGGTTGCGCCAGGGCGGCGCGGGCTTTCCACCCCTCCCATGCATCATTGGTGAACTTGGCGTCCCAGTTCACAGCGATATGCGCCGGCATGCCGCAGTGCTTGCGCACGAAGAGTTCGAACGCCGCGCGCTCATCCCCGCCTGCCTGCTCTACCGCAGGATGTGTCGGGCACGGATGGACGAGGGAGCCGTTGCCAGAAGGGCAGGTGCATTCATTCGCTTTGTTCATGGGAGCTTCCTCCAGGCCTCGGTTTCGAGGTCAGAAACGGTTATCAGTCGGCGCCGTCGCTCGATGTTTTCGAGTTGCAGGACATTGCCCAGGCTGTCGATGACGACCCAGTGAATGCCGGTGGGAATGTGCAGGTAGCGGGCTGGCGCGTGGGAGCAGAGGGTGTTTATGCGGCGGACTGCGGGGCTTTCGTCGAATGACATGGCTGGCAGGCTCCATACGGTGGCGCTGCGTATGTGTGCAAACCAGTTGCATCCTGGTCTGCGTCGTTTGCGATCTCGTTGAGCTGGCGTGCGAGCTGGCGCAGTTGAGAGGAGGAGAGCAGGGCGCCGAGGCGTGGGAGGCCGTTGACCTCGGCCAGGCGCTGGCCATCCTCGCCGTCAACGAATAGGGCGGTCAGGTTGAGGGTGTGCATGGCGTTTCCTCAGGAGGCCGGCATCGGATGCAGTTGCATTGCCCGATGCGCTGGCCTGTTGTGCGGCAGTAGATGGGGCGGTTCACGCGGCGACCTCAATGGGGACGAGGCGGTGACGGTCGTCTTCCATCGCGCCGCCCTTCACCCAGCCATCCAACTCGGAGCGCGTGAAGCGCCCGGCGTCGACAGTATTCGATGAGTAGCCGGAGAAACCTGAGCGGTGATAGGCCTTATGCTCCTTGTGCCAGAGCAGGTACAGCGCCTCATCCTTCGGCCAGAGAATGTCTCGCAGCACCTCGGCGCGCCGGAAGTTCATCTGCTTCGTGGCCCTGGCTAGCTCGGCCTCAAGGCGCTTACGGCGGGTCAACTCGTTCCGCTTGCGTCGAAGTTCGCCGGGATTCTTCACCCAAATTTCGGAACTGGCCTTGTTGAAGACTGCATACTTCCCGCACACGACCCACCACATGTTGTTGATGTTGTACATGGCGGTGCCGGTGATGACCCGGCCTTTGTAGTCAGTGATCCATACCCGTGCGCCGTGGGTGACCCGCAGCTTGTCCGCCGACTTGTTGTTGTAGTCGGCGATCTCGTACTTGCTGATGTCGCCCTTGAAGTGGCATGACTCGTCGTAGCAGGCCTGCACGAACTCCAGCGCGGTCAGACCATTCACTCCGCGCTTGCTGCCGCGCCCACGGTTCTTCTGCTCGAAGCGGTAACCGGTGAACACGTTGCAGAGGTAGTCGCGGATTCGCCGGCGGGTGCGCTCCATTTCCAGCCGCATCATGTACGGCATGTGGAATTCCTTGTTGGATTGGTAGCGCCCGCCGTGGTCTGCTCGATCGGGAGCATTCACGTTCTGGAAGAACTCAAGACTGATGGAGCGGCCCGACAACTTCAGGTCGGCGCGCAGGTCTCCCTTGCGGGCATAGCGGTTGTTGTTGTCGGTGAAGATGTGAGTGTTTGGGCCTACGGTGTAGCTCAGGCGATTCAAGGTCTGCACGATGCGACTGAAGACGTCGCGCTTGAACTGGCGCTCCCAAGCTTGGCGCTCACTCCATGTACCGCCAAGGCCTTCTTCCCAGATGCTCAGGGTGGCATCGCCGAAGGTCACGCGGCCATCTCTTTCAATTTGCATGATGAGTCCTCACGCCTGCTGGCGCTGATCAGTTGGAAAGGGCTTGCTTGGCGATCTTGAGCACGTCCATGCCGATGCCGCCGGTAGAGACGTCGGTGAGCGCCGCGATCTGTTCGAGCGCCTTCCGTGCGGTTGCGAGTTGATCCTCAGGTGACTGGTATGCCGGCATGCCTGCCAGGCGTCGACACACGAACGGATCGTTGTCGCTCGGAATGCCGCAGCAGGTGAATTGGATTGCGCGGCACTTGCAGACGAAGTCGGGCTCAGGGAGCGCCTCGGCGTCGACGACGTGCATGCCGAGTGTGATAGCGAGGTTGCGTTCGATGTTCGCGCCGCGAGACCGCTCCCACCCAGGGAGCAGCGCGAGAATGTCGCAGTCCATGAGCCGCTTGATCCCGTCGCGCATGAACGTCTCCCACGGCGCGCCACGGTAGACCATGTTGACCGCCGGGTTCTCGACGAAGTAACCGAGGGCTCGGATGCGCTTCTCCTCGGCGTTGAACGCGGGGTAGTTGAAATCGGGAATGCCGGTCATGGGGCCGGACAAATAGACGCGGCGCATCATGCGATTTGCTCCTTGGCGTCTCGAAAGATATCGAGTTGCGCCTCTGCTTCTGCTGTTTCCAGTGCGGCGGCGGTGACGCGCTCGAGTTCGTGTGCTATGCGCGCCTCGGCGATGGCAAGGTAGGGCGGCTCGCGCTCGATGCCGACGAACTCGAATCCTTCGCGTACCGCTGCCTTGCCGGTGCTACCGCTGCCCGTGAATGGGTCGAGCACCTTGCCGCCTGGAGGGGTGACCAGGCGCACCAGGTAGGCCATCAGGTCCGTCGGCTTCACCGTGGGGTGGTGGTTACCGGCTGCAGGCGGCTCGTAGCCATCGCGCCGTGTTATGTGCTTGCCGCTGGTGTTCGAGACCATGCCTCCACGCTGCTTGGGAAGTTCATCGCACCCTTCGTTGCGGTCTTTCCTGCTGGCCTTGGCGCAGTAGAAGAAGCGAGCGGCGCTGCCGCCGGCGTCGTGCGGAGAGAAATGGGCATCAGGTGAGCCGGCGAAGGTGCCGTAGCTGTTGCGGGTCTTGTCGCTGTTGCGGGTTGCCAGCGGAGCCGCCTGCCCGGCATCGGCTGGGAACAACGCGACCACCTCGGTGCTCCCGTCGTGGATCAGGTTCGCGGGCCAGCGGCCAGCAACCGCACCGCCGCGCGGCCCTGGCTTCATTGCGAAGTTGGTGCCGCCGGTTTCAATGTAGCGACGCTCGGCGCTGGCTTCGCCGGACCGTGTGCGTGGTACATGCTCGTCGTGCCGGCAGGGAATTCCGCCAGACCCGGTACGCAGAGCCTCGCCGGTTGGGATGCGACAAGCGTCGATGTTCAGTGCCCCGGTACCGTGGGCCAGGACGTTCGCCGCGACCGTGCCAACCAGCGGCTTGCGGGCCATGCAGATGGGTTCGTGCCCCGGCTTGAGTGCGGTCCCCCAGCCTTCGAACTCGCCGGACAGGTTGTGCGATTTCGGGAATCCGCTGCCGAACACCCACATGATTTGGTCGCGGATCTCGAAGCCGGCCATTTCGATGCCGACCGCCATATGGTGGTAGGTGCGCGGCGAGGCGAATGACAGCAGGTGTCCACCCGGCCTCAGCACGCGCAGGCACTCGGCCGCCCATTCCAGCGTGAAGGCCTGGAAGGCAAGCATGCCCTTTGGGGTTAGGTCGTACTTCCCAGCTTCCGCAGCGACTGAACGATGGCCGCCGTTCGGCCCGGCATCCGGTGCATGGCTGGGCATTTCCGCCCGCCGAGCTGCACGCGCCTCGATGTCGGCACCGTCCCAGGCTTTACCCATGAAGCGGATGCCGTAGGGCGGATCAGTCACCACGCTGTCGAAGCTGTTGTCGGGGAATGTTTTGAGCACCTGCAGGCAGTCGCCAAGGTGCAGGCGATAAGGCAACTCCATAGGGAATCCTCAGGACGAGCAGAGCCGCGCCAGGCGTGCTAGCGTCGGTGATCTGGTGGTGGGTTACTGTTCGTCGTCGGCGACGGAGAGTCCGGCGGCGAGTAGTTGTCGCGACACGTTTTCGCTTGGCGTGTATTCGTGTCGCGACACGAAGAGGAGAGGCAGAAGGTCGGCATCGGGTAAGGCGGAGGCGTTGAGTAGCAGCGTCGAGAACGCCTCTCTCCAATCCTCGAAATCGCCGAGCGCCTGCAGGCGCTCAAACGCTGCGTCGATTGCGGGCGGTGAGGGTAGCTTGCGCTCGGGGATGCCTGCCTCTCGCTGGCGCTGGCGCTTCTCACGCTGGCGCTGGGCGTTGGTCTTGGCCATCAGGCCACCTTCTTCGCCTTGAGACCCAGGAAGTCGGGCAGGCCGTCGTATCGTTCTTCGTGATCGGCGCGCCGCGGCATCACCCCGGCGAAGAAGTTCTTCAGGTGCTCATGGTCAGGGAACGTGCAGCGGATCAGAGAGTTCGGATCGGCCTGTCTCAGTACCAGGTTCGGTGCGCTGCCCCGGTTGAATATCCTCACGACCTTCTCGAACGTTCCCAGGTACGCAGGATCTACCGCGGTGATCGGCGATCCCATCCCTTGGGCCGGGATCGGACGGCGCCAGTCCGGGTACTTGGCATCCACCAGTTCGAGCTGCGCGCTGATCAGGGTGCCGGGATCGAACGGCGCAAACTGTTTCACATCATCGGGAACGGACCAGTCGGAATCTGAGATCACCCCAGCGCGTTCGTAGATGAACGCCGTACCAGCGTTGCGCTTCTTCATGCCGGCGACGAGTGCCGTGCTCGGTCTGATGATGATCTTATTGCTGGCCCAACCGTCAGGGTCGTGCATGACGCCGATGTGGTGGCCGTTGGTTGCGATCAGTAGAACGCCTCCCTGAGACGCCGGCTCGATGCTGATACCGTTGAGGTAGTAGCGGACATCGTTATGCGCCATGAACAGCGACACGGCGGCGAGGTAGTGGGCCTTTGCCCTGGCGAGTAGTTCCATGGGGTATCTCCGGTCAGAAGATGTAGGAGTGGTGGTGGCTGGCGCTGGCGCGGTAGGAGACCGTTCGCGGCTTCGCCTCCTGAACTGGTGGCGCAGCGGCGGACGGCGGCGTCCTGGGAGGCTGTTGCCGGACTGCTGCGGGGAGCGTGAACACCAGCACGATGAAGACCAGGGCTGCACCGATGCCGCCGGTTCGAATTGCTCGGCGCCTGGTCACTTGTCGGCCTGCTGGCGCTTCAACCGCTCGGCGTAGGAGCATGCCTCGTTGTGGCTCCGGCGGAACCCGCGCACCCGGCCGGTGGCCGTCTCGACGATGTGGAAGAAGCCGCGACCCTGCGGAATTACGCGGTAGGGCTCGATCTCGGCCGGAGCCATGAGTCGCTGAGCGAACGCCATCCGAGCGAGGGCGGTCTGGGAGAGCAGGCCGGTGAGAACTTCGGTTTGTTCCTGATACGTCAGCATTGTGGTTCTCCTACGCGTTGATGGTGATTTCTTCGAGGCGCCGCACGGTGCGAGCTTCGGTGAGCCGCCGCTCGTTGCTTGGCCGGCGATTCCGGTTCATGTGGTCGTCATCGATCAGCGGGTGGCCGGCGACGAGGAAGGCGAGAACGAAGACGGCCGGCGAGATGATTCCCCTGCGGAACGCTTCGAGGACGAGCCCGCGCACGCTGCGCACGCCGAGCTTGAACTTCGCGTCGTCGAGGCGCTTTTCGACGGTCCCCGGGGCGATGCCCATGCGGCGGGCGACTTCCTTGGCGGTCAGTTCGCTGGCGCTCCATGCCGTGGCTTCGAGTTCACGGGGAGCAAGGCCGAGGCCCTGGCGGCCGATCCATCCGCCGCAGTTGATGGTTGCGTGCATGGTTGATTCCTTGGCTGCATGGGTCAGCACTCGGCGGCGCGATTGTTTGCCGATGGGCATCGCGTGGAGTGCTGGCGCATGGAGTCGAGAGAGGGGTGGTGCAGGGCGCCCGCCGCCCCGCACCTACTTACAAACCGCCTTATGGTTTGTTCCTGGATATCTGCTACATGGCTGCATCCTCCGGTGGTTACCAGCGATTGGCGCTGGCGCCGTTCTACTATTCACCGAGGGCGTCATCGGCCCTCGCGACCAGTTCAATCAATCGCTCGATGTGGGATGCCCTGGTGGTGAGGGTGATCGCTTCCGGCCCTTCAGCCAGTCCAGCGCGAATGGCTGTCGGGAACGCCGCGACGATCTCCCGATTGAGCTTCAGCAACTCTTCGAGAATGGAGCGCGGCACGACTGGCTCGGCTACTGCCTTGGGGGTGACCTTTGTCCCTCCTGCTGCGATGACCTTCGCGAGCTGCTGGCCGAGCACCTGTCCGGCCTTCTCGCCGTGCTTCCTGACGATCCGCGCAGCGGTGGTGGCCGCTACCGCGCCGGAGCTGATCAACTGCTGCACATCGGTATTCGCGTTGCCTACGACCAACACCTGATCGACGTGCTGCCGGGTCTTCCCCATCTTCTGGGCGATCTGTTCGACGGTCCATCCGAACGCAATGAGCCGCTTGTAGCCGTGTGCGAGCTCCAGAGGGGAGAGCTTGCGCCCCTCCTGGGACGTGATCACGCGGAGCACGCGCTCGGCGTCGTTTCCGGCGAACCCAACGATGGGCACCCAGAACTCGCCGTTCGGGTCACGCGGCAGACGGCCCTCGGCGTCGAGCTTGAGGTAAGCGCGCCGGCGGCGGTGTCCGTCGACAACCCACATGCCGCCTTCTTCTCGGGGCCGCACTTCTAGCGCGGGAACGATGCCGCCCTGGTGCAGGTAGTCGGCCAGATCCGCGATGCTCTGCTCGAGGTCTTCACCTTCGGCGCGCAGGTTGAAACCGGGTTCTTCGTGAAGGTCTTCGAGGCGAGCCTTCATCGCATCCGCGCGCTTCAGGTCGCCGTCCTTGATCATCTGCTTGAACGATTTGGCCGCCATGGGGCCTCCGTCTGTTGTGACTGCGTGGTGGCTGTATGGGGGAGTGGTCTGGCCGGTGCTGAGTCTCTGTCCGGCTGGATTGGGTCATCTGGCGGCGTGACTCTGAACTGAATCAGGTAGTACCCGCAGCACACGCTATACCCCTAGCGCTGTGCGGCCAGACCACTCTCCGATACAGCCCTGGAGGAGCCGTGACGAACCTCCAGGGGATCGGGCCTGCGTTGGGGAACCCGGCAGGCGCGGGCGGTGACTACTTGTCGTATTTCTCGCCGCAGAATGGGCAGTAGGAGGCGCGCAGGAAGCTTTTCTGCTTCACGTTTTTCATGCCTCCCGACTTTTTTGGTGCCTGATACTGGATCTCCACCGGGCAGGCTGCTCGATGGTTTACCCCTTCGCTTCCGCCGAGGCTGAATACATAGCCTTGAAGCTCAACGCTCAGTCCGGTTGCGCCAGTTGGGAGCTGCTGCTGTACGTGTTCCCTCAGGCGCTGTTCCGACTTGCTGTGACAGTTGCACATGTCGCCCTCTCTTCCTGCTGATCGCTGGGTGTGTTGGGTCTGGTGATGCCCTGCTACTGGCAGGGCGGCGGGTTAGCGCATAGCGCCCTGCACGACGTGCTGCAGATGCAGGGCCAACTTCATCGCCTCTTGCGGCGTCATGAATGCAGTGAGGGTGCGGCCATCGCAGGAATCGCTCGTCTGGAAGAACTCAACCGCGACTGGATGTACGGCACCGGCAATAGTGCGAACAGTTGGTTGTACGCACTCCAGCGGCCTCGCCCCCTTCTTGCTGAATTTCTCGTGAACTCTCATGTCCTTTCCTCGGTGATGCCCCGGCGAACCGTGGCAGTGTTCTCAAGTGTTCTCACAGGCGTAACAAATTCCGGTAGCCGTCACCCCCTGGCGCCCACACTTGGGGCAGCTCGCATCGCTGCGCACCTGCTCCTGCGCCTCCTCGTAGCAACCCTCGCAGCGGAATCCGTCGGACGTCTCGATCACGCGGCCGGGCGCGTTGCACCGGTCGCATTCGTGAATGATTGTCATCGGGTCGACCCTTGCATCACGCATGCATCCGCACGGTGATGTAGCCGTTGCTTGCAACTACGTGCTCCCAGCAATTGAAGAAGACGGACTGTCCGAACTTCTTCATTGCCGCCTGGCGAACCTTCACCTCAACGTCCAGAGGCTGTTCACCGGCGTCCGGCAAGGCAAGCCATTGCAGGCTCTTGCCGTCGCTCAGGTGGGAATCGATATTGAATTGAGCCATTTCAGTCTCCTTAATAGGGTTTGCCAGCGTTGATGTATGCGCTTCCTGCTAGCTCGGTTAGAGCTAATAGCTGCCAGGAGTCGATCGCTCCGCCGTAGTGCAATCCGCGCAACATCCCGACCGTTTCGTAGTACTCGATGCGCGCTCGGTGTACGTCGCTCTCCCTGCGAATGATTCGAAGAGACTGACGTAAAGCCAGTAAGGCCTTTTCATTCATCGCCTTGCCCTCCAGGGCGTGTTGACTTCCTCGATGCCCCTCTTGCGAAGGGCATCTGAGAAATCGGGGTTTCTCCCGCGTTCGCCTACTGGGCTTCTACAACCCGCGGGTGTTGCTGTCCTCACCACTGCCGATAGCAGCTCGGACTCGATGTGTTTGGCCTTGGGCTTCCCTCGCTGCGCCTTCAATCGGCTTACGGAGCAGGTCATGGGGGCTAGGGGTGATCTCGCGGGTTCGCTGCAGCCCGGCGGCCTGGTGATGTGCGCAGCTGATCGCGAGGCGCCGATCCGAACATCGGCTGGGCTTGTTACTGCATGGATGGGTTCCTCCTCTTGGTGTCATCTCGGTCGCTTCTCCTTGTCGGGGTTCGTTCCCACTCCTGCGTTTGCTTCTTTGGTCTATTGGCAGGTGACTTGAGCGACGTCGCGTGCAACGCATGGGCTTGCACGGCTGGACTGTCCGGCCCAGCTCGGGCTGCGTCTTTTGCCTCTCCCAGCGTCTCGCGACGTTGGCGCAGCAGAGGGTTCCCAAATTGTCGAAAGAGCGGTCGGCTCGGTGGCCTCCCTTGAACCAAAAAGGTACATAGGGTGAGCTGAAATTAGTAGCTAAAAGGTACACTGTCAATACCCATGTTGTACCTTTTTGGCTCTTATAGGGATTCCGACTGCCCGGATACTGTATGCATGTACAGTTTACGAGGTTCTTATGGCCAAGAAGCAGAAGCAGCAGACGTACGAGGTCACACCGACTGATCGCCTGGGGATGCGGGTGTCCGCGATGATCAACTCACCGAAGGCGCAGGATCTGGGGCAGGTGACGATTCACCGGCTGGACACTGACCCGGCGGAAGCGTGGGATGCGGTGATGGAGGTGCTGGCTGAGACGGACGGTATTGACCTGGTGTTCAACGACGACGGCACCGTGACGCTGAGGTGGGATAGGCAGGAACCGGAGGGATAGGGCGGAAATGAAAAGCCCCGCAGGTGCAGCGGGGCTGTCGCTAAGAAATGAATTTAGCAGCAGTGAAAGCGAGGGATGCCAGCACAACACAAGACCCGATGACGCGCCAAGTCTGGTCATTTAGAGACTTGTGCATTTCAGTGGAGATGTAGCCTTTCAAGACCTCCAATTCAGCCTTAGTCGCCATGCTTTTCTCCACGCCATCAAGAACGGTTTCGAGGCGTACGAGCTTCTCCCGAATAACGGGGAGAGCCTCCTCAAGAGTCTTTACGCGACGTTCCAAATCGGAGCCTCCAGGCGGGTTGCCACCGCCAGTATTGCTCCCAAAGTCCTCTATGTCACTTCCTGTGAACGGAACGGATCTGAGTTTCTTCTCGGCCATTAGAGTTCGCTCGCCAACTGAACGATTCGGTCAGAAAGGAACGCACGCATGTGTCCACACTTTCTGCATGACGTATAGAAAAAGAAATTCCTCAGCTCAGAGTCGGTGCCCAATAAGGGATTTACGGTCCGACTGATGATTGGAATGCTCATCACAACTGGGCGATCTTCGTATTCATAGACATCCCATTCCGTTCCGGCGCAAACCGGGCAAGGAGTGGGGTCCTCTCCCTCTGGGTGCAGTTTCTCCAGTACGGCGATTAACTGATCAATTGTCACATCGGCGGGATGAAGTCGCCCATCCTCCCTTGGCTTAAGCGGTTCAACATTGCTCATATTTGACTCCGGGCTGGGTGGGCATCAATGCTTTCTTCGGCGCATTACCGACCACCAGAATACCCAGCCGATCACGCTGATATCGCCGGCACGCATCTGCTCTCTGGTGTACTCCTCATCGGGGTATTCCTCCCGATTGTAGCTGCGCAACCGGATGCCGCCGCCAGGCAGTCGATAGACGAACTTCACCCGCAGCAGGTCGTCATGCTTTAGGGCGTAGATCTCGCCGTCCACGATCGTGTTGACCGAGAGGTCGACGCCGATGATCGAGCCGTCTGCAATAAGCGGCTCCATGCTGTTGCCTGTGACGTTCACGCAGACGGAGGTGCTCTTGTCGACGGCAGCCTCGCGCAGAGTTGCCTTCGGGAATCGAATCTTGCGCTTGGCCAGTTCGAGGTCAGGCACTCGCCCACCGCCCGCCGCTATCTCGACCTCATCGAAGTATGGGATCTCAACCTCGTCCGGCGCGAGCGGGTCTCCGTCTGACCACGCTGATAGGGGCTCCAGATTTCCGCCGGAGCGATGGTCGGCGGTCGGCTCAGCCACCCGCTGGTGTTGTTCCGGGGTGTGCTGAATGTCGAGCCAGCCGCGCGGCATATTGAATTTCTCCTCAATGTGCCTGGCCAGCTTGTTGCCGATGTTCTTGGTGGGGTTCGAGCCAATCAAGCGGCTCACCTGGGTTGGCTCGCGATCTATGCGGGCAGCGAATGCGACTGTGCCGCCTTCCTTTTCGGCCAGTGTTAGCGCGTTCGCACGGCGGATTGTCGTGATATCGATCATCTATCCATTTCATCATCTGTACCTAAAAAGTACAGAACCTTGACGGTACACAACCTTTTCACCATGATTGTACCAAGGAGGTACATTTATGGCCGTCGAGACACCCCAAAGCACCCACGCAGAAGCGCTTCGGGCCTTCTGGAAGTCGCTCAGCATCCAAGAGCGTGATGACGCTGCGAAGGCGCTCAGTACGAGCGTTGCGTACCTCAGGCAGGTTCTGGCTTGCGGCCGGACTCCAGGGGCTGCGCTGGCGCGTGATCTTGAGCGCTTCTTTGGCGCTCGCATCACTCGCCACCAGCTCCGCCCAGACCTCTACGACGCGCCAGCAAGGCCTCGGGGTCGGAGTGCGGCATAGCACGTAGCAGATGTTACGGAGAGGGGCTGGCGCTGCGTAGTCGGCTGCGACTCCTGTTCAGGCATCCAGTAGAGCAGACAGCAAAAAGCCCGGGGGGCAACCGGGCTTTCTGAGGAGGCACCGGAAGGCGGTGCCGAACATCCAACGGAGACGAATATGTCACAAGTTGCAGTCATCCAACAAGGCCCGGTCCTGACGATGAGCAGTCGTGAGATTGCGGAGCTGACCGGCAAGAAGCACAAGAACGTCTTGAGGGATATTCGGGAGATGCTGGAGGCGTTGAGGAAGGATGGCTCAGATTTGAGCCATGTCCGGGAAGACCTCGACTCCCGAGGGTACACCGAGAATTTCCACCTTGACCGAGACCTGACCGAGACCCTCATCTCTGGTTACAGCGTTCCCCTTCGGTACCGGGTGATTCGACGACTCCACGAGCTGGAGTCCCGCCAGGTTCCGAGCATCCCAACCAGTTTGCCGGAAGCGCTCAGGCTCGCCGCCGACCAGGCCGAACAGAACCAGGCGCTGCGATTGGTCATCAATGAGCAGGCACCCAAGGTCCAGGCCTTGGAGCGACTCAGCGGCGCAGCCGGAACGATGTGCATCACGGATGCTGCCAAGCACCTCAAGGTCAGCCCATCCAGGCTCTTCGACTGGCTCCAGCAGAACCGATGGATCTACCGCCGGAGCGGCTCTGCTCGCTGGATCGGATATCAGCCACGAATCCAAGACGGCTGGATCATGCACAAGGTTACGGTTCTCGGTCGTGACGACCAGGGCGACGAGCGTGCGGCGAGCCAGGTACGCATCACTGCCAAGGGGCTGTCGGTGCTGGCGCGGAAGATCGAGGAGGGCAAGCTGTGATCATCGATAGCGTGTCGCGACACGAAATCACGAATCAAGAAAATGTGTCGCCGGAGGTGAGCCAGTGAGCACGATCATCATGTCGGCCTGCTGGCCGCTACAGGGTCTGACGCCGGCGCAGAAGGCTGTGCTGATCAGCCTGGCGGACAACGCGAACGACGAGGGCGTGTGCTGGCCTTCGGTGGCGAAGATCGCCGAGCGCACCTGTCTGTCCGAACGTGCCGTGCAGCAGGCCATCAAGGTGCTGAACGAGTGCAAGGCGCTGAGCATTGAAGCGCGCCAGGGGCGCTCGACGATGTTCACCGTAACCCCCGCAGCATTTGCACCCCCGCAGAAGGTTCACCCCCGCAGGAAATGCACCCCCGCAGCAAATGCACCCACCCCCGCAGATGCTGCACCCCCACCCCCGCAGGATCTGCACCCAACCCCCGCAGATGCTGCACCCAGAACCGTAATAGAACCTACAAGAGAACCATCAGGAGAACCGTCACCTTTGCCGACCCGTTCCGGGCCGGCGGCTGGCGAAGCGCTGCAGGAGGCTTGCCGGAATGTGTGGGCAGCGTACCGGGCAGCCTACGAGGCGCGCTGGAGTGTTCAGCCGGTGCGAAACGCCAAGGTCAACTCCCAGGTGAAGCAACTGGTGGCCGCCCTCGGCAGCGAGGCTCCAGCGGTGGCGGCGTTCTACGTCGGGCTGGATGACAAGTTCCTGGTCGACAGTTGCCATGAGTTCGGGTTGCTGCTGGCCAAGGCTGGCGCTTACCGGACGAAGTGGGCGACAGCCGGTTCCGCGCCGTCGACCGATTGGACCGAGCAGGTGCGGCTATGACTCGCAGGCATTTCGAGCCGCAATCGGTCGGTTCCGTGCTGGCGCATGTGAATCGGGGCGCAGGTCTGCAGGTTGTCGCCCCGCCTACGGTGGAGGTTGATCCCCGGACGAGAGGAGAACTTGACCGGTTGTTTGTGCGGATCAAGGCGATCTGCCCCGGCTGGCGAAGCTCCTGGCCCAACGATGAGGTCGAGAACGCTGCGAAGGCGGAGTGGCTGGCCGAGATCATCCGGCAACAGGTTACGCGCGAAGAGCAGTTGCAGGCAGGAGTCAGGGCATTGAGCGCGCAGGCAAGGCCGCTTGTTCCGTCTGCCGGCCAGTTCTGCACCTGGTGCTGGGCTCCTGAGGTCTTCGGCCTGCCATCCCTTGATGAGGCATATCGCGAGGCGCTGGCCAACACCCACCCGGCAATGGTCGGAGCAGCGAAATGGAGTTGCCCTGCAGTGTACTGGGCTGCCGCTGGCGCTGGATTCAGCAGGCTGCAGGCTCTGGCCAGAAAGGATGGGCTGGCGGCGCTGGAGATCTCGTACCGACAGATCATCAAGAAGCTGGCGCGCGGCGAGGCGCTCGGGAAGGTTCCGGAGGGAGAGGTCACCCACCAGAAAGCGCGAACCCAATCCGTTGGAATTGCTGCGCTTGCGCAGCTTCGAAAACAACTCAAAGGAGGAGATCGCTCATGAAGTGGAGCGTACTCAACGACTATCTGATGGTTAGCGACACCCAGCCGCCCTACAAGGTCTGCAAGCTCCTGGTCGCCGGCGAGGCTCACTACCGGGCCAGTGTGCAGGGTGAATTCATTTGCACCCCGGTTGCGACTGCGAAGGAGGCGTGCGGTGTTTGCGAGCGCCATCACCAGATCACCTATCCGCGGGAGGTGGCATGACGTTATCGGCGCGGAAGCCCAGGCCGAAGAAGTGCGCAGTGTCGACGTGCCGCGCGCCCTTCGTCCCGGTGAAGTCGTTTCAGACGTGGTGCAGCCCAGAGTGCGGAATCGTCATCGCTCGGCAGAAGCAGGAGAAGGAGCGCAAGTCGATCCAGCAACGCGAGCGACGCGAGGTCAAGGTTCGGAAAGAGAAGTTGAAGAGCCGTGCAGACCACTTGAGGGAGGCTCAGGCCGCATTCAACGAGTTCATCCGCTGGCGCGACTGGGACCGCCCCTGCATCAGTTGTGGGCGCTTTCATGACGGGCAGTATCACGCCGGGCATTACCGCTCCGTCGGCTCCCATCCCGAGTTGAGGTTCGACGAGGACAACGTCCATAAGCAATGCGCTCCATGCAACAACCACAAGTCGGGAGACGTCGTGAACTACCGGATCAACCTTGTGGCGAAGATCGGCGCTGCGGCTGTAGCGCGCCTGGAGGGTCCGCACGATGCAAGGAAGTGGACTGTGGAAGAGATCAAGGCAATCAAGGCCCTGTATCGAGCCAAGGCCAGGGACGCGAAGAGGGCTGCCGCATGAAGAAGCATGGTCCGGATCTTACGAACAAACCGCGTCACCTTGTTCCGTGCCCCGCATGCAATGGCCACGGTCAGCGCCGGGGAGTGTTCTACGACATTGATTGCGACGCGTGCGGTGCCGCTGGCTTCGTTGACGGGATGACGGGGCTGGCGCTCGATCAGCGGGATGCGGTGGTGCAACTGCGGATGTGGGTAAAGCGGCTGCTGGAGGAGCAGCGCCGCCAGGCGAGCATGCTGGCGCGAGAAGAGAACAACCGGAAGGGAGCTGGCGGCGCTCACTTTCGAGGGGATTGACCAGCCATTGGCGCTACGCGCGCTGGAGGAGAGGACGATGATTTACGAAAGCGTTTCAAGTGCAGTCGTTTCGGCGCTGGCAGCGGACTGCATCGACAACACAAGCAAGCAGGCTTGGCAAAAGCTCTATCAGGCCGGCGAGTCTGGTCGTCGTGGTGGGGTAATGGTATCCGCTGATCTCAGGCAGCAAATCGATTGCTGGGTGCATGCTCGCTTGCATGATCAGCTCATTCCGCGCCACTGGGCGGCGCTGGTGGCGAAGTACAGCGCTCACCAGGCTAAGAAAGTTCAGGCGATCTCTCTTCTGCGGTCGGTGGTCGCAACGCCGGCTCCTGCTCTTTTCCTCTACAAGGCTATAACGACTTGGGCGATTCCGAAATTGAAGGGTGTCCAGCCGGCGCTGCGGAAAACCGTCTCTGTCGAAATCCCAGTGGACGGATCACCAGAAAAGCAAGCCAGGGCCGTGCGCGCCGCGCTTGAGGCAGAGCGAGTGAAGCGGAAGCGCCTTATGGCTCGATCGTCTGGAATGATCGTCCTGCCGGATGAGTTCTACGACATGAACACATGGGATCTCGATGGAAAGCCCGAGTCGACTCGGCGCGAGTGGCGCAGGAAGATTCATCGTGTTCTCGACGAAATGGTCGACGAGGCGCTGGTGGCGGCCGAGCAGATTCTCAACGTGGAGGGCTTGCTGGCCAAGGATGCGGCATAGGGCTTGACTTGCTGTCATCACTCCATCAGTATTTATCCCATCCTGCCGATCTTGCGCGTTTTGAGGATCGAGCAACAAAGAGCCCAGCCTTCGAGCTGGGCTTTTTCGTTTCTGCAGGTGGCGCATTGCGCTGCGGGGCGCGCGGCCCCCTTGAAAGGCCGTACCTGCACCCATTCCCGGCCCAGCCCTCGCGCTGGGCTTTTTCATTTCCGCCCCGGCGAGGGGAATCGAGACGATGAAGATGCCTGACAAACCCGACACTTGGGCGGCTCTGCTCGCCTGGCTGAGCCAGCATGCGCCGATCATCTACGCCTCCCTGCTGTCGTGGGCCATGGCTATGGCCAGGATCATCTACGGCGGCGGCACTCGCCGGCAGGCCCTCTTGGAGGGCGCGCTGTGTGGTGGGCTAGCGCTGACGATCATCAGCGGCTTCGAGTTCTTTGGCGTGCCGCAGAGCATGGCCACCTTCATTGGTGGCTGGATCGGCTTCCTAGGCGTCGAGAAGATCCGTGACCTGGCCGACCGCTACGCAGGGATCAAGCTGCCTCGTCGAGGGTCTGGCGAATGAGGATCACCGCCGATCAACTCGACCGCGCTACCGGGTGTGGTGCTGCTACTGCAACGGCTTGGGTCGAGCACATCAACGGCGCCATGGCCCGGTTCGAGATCAACACGCCCGAGCGTGCGGCGATGTTTCTCGCCCAGGTCGGGCACGAAAGCCACAGTCTGCGCCGATTGGTCGAGAACCTGAACTACTCAGCCGATGGCTTGCTCAAGACCTGGCCGAAGCGGTTCACGCCGGCCGAGGCGAAGCAGTACGCCCGCCAGCCCGAGCGCATCGCGAACCGCGTCTATGCCAACAGGATGGGCAATGGGTCGCCGGATACGGGCGATGGGTATCGATACCGTGGTCGTGGCCTGATCATGATCACCGGCCACGACAACTACGCCGAAGCCGCCCGCGCCCTGGCGCTGCCACTGGTGGCGCAACCGGAACTGCTCGAGCAACGGACCTGGGCTGCCATCGCGTCGGCATGGTGGTGGAAGTCGAGGGGTTTAAACGAACTGGCCGACCAGGGTCGCCTCGAGCGGATCACCCTCAAGATCAACAGTGGCTACAACGGCGCAGATGACCGTGCGGCTCGCCTCGAGTGGGCGCGTGCTGCCCTGGCTGGTGCGTGATGAGGTGGTCTCCGTGGTTGGTGGTGGCTTTGGTGGCGGCTCTGGTGTTCTGGCGCCTCGATCACGTGACCGCCCAGCGTGCTGCCCTGCAGGCCGCCGTCGAGCGATCCGCCGAGACGATCACCGAGATGGCCCAGCAGGCCCAGCGCGACATCCAGGCGCAGGCCCAGGCCGATGCCCTGGCCCGAACCTACCAAGCAGCACTGCAGGCCTCCCATGAAGAAAACCAATTGCGCCGCGATGCTATCGGCACTGGTGCTCGCGTCGTGTACGTCAAAGCCCGCTGTCCCGCAGACGGAGTGCACCCGGCTCCCGGAGCCTCCGGCAGCGCTTATGCAGGAGGAGCCGTCCTTGCTGCCGCTGATGGACAAGTTGTTTCTGATCTCCGAGCCGGAGTCGAGCGACGCGAACTGATGATTGAGGCGTTGCGTAAGCACATCGCCGGCCTGCCGAGGTATTGCAGAAGATGATCAGCATCAAGCCGGAAGGGTTCCAGCAGCAGCTCGCCGTGCTGACCGAGCTTGAGCAGCGGCAGATTCCTTACGCGACAGCCACTGCGCTTACGCGGACCGCGCAAGGCCTGATGGATCGATTGCGCGATGAGATGCGTGTCGTATTCGACCGCCCGACCCCGTACACCCTGAACAGCCTGCGCATGGTGCCAGCCAGGAAAGACCGGCTCGAAGCGCGGGTTTGGTTCAAGGACGAAGCGGACGGTGCGCAGCCTGCATCGGTGTGGATTGCCCCCGAAGTCTACGGTGGCCCGCGTCGGAACAAGCCGGCCGAGCTTCAGCTCAGGGCCAAGGGGATACTGCCCGAAGGTAAGTACGTGGTGCCTGGTGCCGGCGCGGACCTGGATCGCTACGGGAACATCAGGCGCGGCCAGGTCACCAAGGCATTGAGCGGCATCCGCGGCTTCAGCCAGGCCGGGTACAACGCGAACGCGACCGATAGCAGACGGAGCAGGGCGAAGGGTAATGCTCGCCGCTACTTCGTCATGACCCGTAAGGGCCAGCCCATAGGCATTGCTGAGCGCACAGGCCGAGGCCGGGATGCTGTCTCGGTCATCATGGCCTTCGTGTCTCGCCCTTCGTACCGCCGCCGGCTGAGCTTCTTCGAGATCGCGCAGCAGTACGCCGACGAGAACCTGCCGCGCGAGTTCGAGGTGGCGATGCGCGGCGTTGCTGCTCGGTTCGCTGCGAGGCGCTGATTGATGCACCAAAGTGGTGCGTCGCGGGTCCTCCCCGGGGTGCCCCCGTCAGAGGGTAATTCGAGCCTCGTTCTCGCTCTATATACGGGCATTTTTCACGACTTCCGTTTCCGGTTCCGGTTGGGTATCGCATGGCAACTCAGATCGAAGTGGCGAAGCACCTCGATCTCAGTGATCGCCAGGTGCGCAATCTCATCGCAGACGGTGTGCTGCCTGGCTCCAAGGGCAGGGGCGGGTTCGACGTGGATGCATGCCGGCTGGCCTATATCCGCTATCTGCGAGGACTCGGAAACGCTCAGGTCAAACCGGAAACGGCCCCAGACTCTGGCGACATAGACCCGCTGATCGAATACCGGCTCACTCAAGAGCGCCTGCGGCTTACTGCGGCCCAGTCCGAGGCTCAGGAGCTAAAGAACGAAGTAACCAAGAAGCGGCTGATACCTGCTGAATTCATCACCTTCGCTTTCGCAAAATTCATTCCGGCCGCCGGCTCGATATTCGATACGGTGGTCATGACGCTGCGGCGCCGTCACCCCGATCTCACTCCGGGGCAACTCGACTCGATTAGCCGAGAGCTGACAAAGGCGCGCAACACTATCGCCCAGGCGGCAGATCGCCTACCGGAGTGGCATGACGAGTTTATCGACAGTGCAGATTGAGGCCTGCCAGGCTGCTATGTCAGCCGGCTTACTGTCTCTGCGCCGAGACGCGCCTCAGACTCCTGTGGCATGGGCTGACGATAATTTTTACCTGTCCAGCGAATCTTCCTACCAAGAAGGTCGCTGGGAGACGCTTCCCTACCAGGTTGCGATGCTCAACGCCATGGGCAACGACGAGATTCGAATCGTCAACGTGATCAAGTCCGCCCGTGTCGGCTACTCCAAGATGCTGCTGGCGGCCTCGGCTTACCAGATTGAGCACAAGCGTCGGCATATCGCGTTCTTCGTGCCAGATGATGGTAGCGCCGACCTGTTCATGAAGTCCGAGATCGAAACCATGATTCGGGACGTTGGAGCCGTCCGCGCGCTGGCGCCTTGGTGCGGCAAGAAGAGCCGGGACAACACGCTCGACATCAAGAAATTCAGCCATGGCAAGCAGTTGTGGTGCCGCGGCGGTAAGGCAGCGAAGAACTATCGAGCTATTTCTGCTGACACTGTCATCTATGACGAATTGGCAGCCTTTGATCACGACATCGATAAGGAGGGGTCTCCTCTCGTCCTGGGTGACAAGCGGATTGAAGGCTCTACTTTTCCGAAATCGATCAGGGGCAGCACGCCTAAGCTGCGAGGTCCAATCGATCGAGGCGGATGCCAGATTGAGGGTGCTGTCCAGAAATCGCCACACTTGCTGCGCTATCACATTCCTTGCCCTCACTGTGGCGCAGAGCAGTATTTGAAGTGGGGCGGCAAGGATTGCGCCTATGGCATCAAGTGGGACCCTGAACAGCCTGAGGATGCCTGGTACGTGTGTGAGGCTACCGGATGCCTGATCCGCTACTCAGAGGCGCTTGAGGCGCAGTACAAGGCGCGATGGATTTGCGAAAAGACTGGAATCTGGACCCGGGATGGTTTCGACTTTTTCGATGCAGAGGGGGCGCCGATTCCTACCCCAGAGTCCATCAGCTTCCACATTTGGACAGCCTATAGCTTCTTCGTGACCTGGGGTCGGATTGCACAGGACTTCCTTCAGGCGAAGGGTAGTCGCAGCGACCTGAAGACCTTCGTCAACACAACCCTTGGCGAGACATGGGAGGAAGACCAGGGCGAGCGCGTCGAGTGGGACGTGCTGCTCGGGCGCCGCGAGGTCTGGCAAGGCGAGATACCGGCCCAGGCTGTAATCCTCACTGGCGGCGGCGACACGCAGGATGATCGCTACGAGGGGAGAGTCTGGGCATGGGGGCCAAACGAAGAGTGCTGGCTGGTTTATCGCTTCGTGCTGATGGGTGATCCAGGTGGTGAAGAGCTGCGCCGCAAGCGCGATCTGGAACTGCACCGCCAATTCACTCGGAGCGACGGCCTCGTGATGAAAGTGGAGCGCTGGTGTTGGGATGCTGGCGGCCACTACATCGATCAAGTCTGCGACGACAGCAAGAAGAACGGCTTGCTTTGGATGATCCCCATCATCGGCGCGCCGGTTTACGGGAAGCCCATCGCCAGCTTCCCCACGAAACGCAACAAGCGAGGCGTGTACCTGACAACTGTCGGTACGGACAACGCCAAAGAGCTGTTCTACAGCCGTCTACGACTGCCCTTAGATGTGTCGAAGTCCCAGGCAGGCATTACCCAGCCCCAAGTAATCCATTTGCCGGCCAACGACCTTGTTTGCGACGAAATGGAGGTCAGGCAACTGACGTCCGAAAGCAAGGTGCTCAAGGTCGTCAAGGGTGTGCAGCAGTATCGCTGGGACAATCAAGGGCGCCGCAACGAAGCGCTGGACTGTTTCGTGTACGCCCTGGCGGCTCTGCGAATCAGCCAGCAACGTTTCGGCCTGGACCTGGAGCGGTTGGCCGCGGCAGGAGTTGAGGCGCTGTCGCCCACTACGGATGAGCGCCCGCGGGTGCAGTCCTCTTATTGGAAGAAAGCGTGATGACCTACACCCTGGAACAATACCGAGCCCTGAAAGGGGCGGTGGCGGAGGGGGCGCTGTCGGTTCGTTATGCGGATCGCAGCGTCACCTACCGGTCGGTCGAAGAGATGCTGCGCATCCTCCGGTTGATGGAGGATGAACTGGGGCTTTCTGCGAACAACGACGGCGGACGCCGCTACACCTCTTTTTCCAAAGGCTACTGACATGAGCGTGTTCGAGACTTGGTTTCCCGGCCTGGCCGCGAGACGCGCCGAACTGCGCCTGAAGAAAATTCGCGCGGAGCTTTCGGCGGGTCTGCTGACTCGACGTTTCGAGGGAGCCGCGGGAGGTCGGCGCAATGAAGGTTGGCGCTCGGCGGGGACCGATGCCAATGCCGAGAACGCCCCGGCGCTTGAGCGCCTGCGCAATCGTGCGCGGGATCTGCGCCGAAACAACCCTTACGCCGAGCGGGCGGTGGCAGGCATTGCCGACAACGTGGTGGGCTCGGGCGTGGTGCCCCGGCCCATGGCGCGCAGTGACCGAGCCAACAACAAGCTGGGCGTACTATGGAGGGCATGGGCCGAGACGTTGGCCTGCGACGCCGATGGATTGGAGAACTTTTATGGCCTGCAGCACAAGATCATGGAGGCCATTGTCGAGGCTGGCGAATGCCTGGTCCGACGGCGGAAGCGCTTCAGTAGCGATGGCTTACCCGTGCCGATGCAACTGCAAGTGCTGGAAGCGGATTTTCTCGATGAAGCGCGCAGTGGCAAGAATGGCAAGAACGAAATCATCCAGGGGGTGGAGTTCGATCCTGCGGGGCGGCGTGTCGCCTATTGGCTGTTCGACGAGCACCCCGGGAGTGCGCTGGCAATGCGCTCGTTGGAGTCGAGGCGCATTCCCGCAGAGGACGTGATTCACGTTTTTCTGTCCAAGCGCCCGGGGCAGGCGCGCGGCTACAGCTGGCTGGCGCCGGTGATGCAGCGCATGCGCAGCTTCGACGAGATGGAGGACGCGATCATGGAGCAGGCGAAGATCGCGGCGTGCTTCGCGGCCTTCGTCACCAAGGATGATTCGATCGCGGGGCTCGAACGAAAGAGGCCGCCGCTGATCGAGCGGATGGAGCCAGGGCTGATCCAGGAGTTGGGGACTGGCGAGAGCGTGAGCTTCGCGGCACCGCCGGTTTTCAACGGCTACTCCGCCTATTCGTGGCAGGCCCTGCATGCGATTTCCGTGGGGCTTGGAGTGCCGTACGAACTGCTGGCCGGCGACCTGAAGGGCGTCAACTTCTCCAGTGGCCGGATGGGCTGGCTGCATTTCGCCCGGCGGGTGGATGTATGGCAGTGGCGGATGCTGATTCCGCAACTCTGCGAGCCGGTCTGGAAGTGGTTCATGGAGGCGCAAGCGTTGCTGCCTGGCGGCGTCCTGGAAGACGCCTTGTCTGAATGGGTACCGCCGCGGCGGGACATGGTGGATCCGAGTGCCGAGGTCAGCGTGATCAAGGATCGCCTGCGCCTTGGCCTGATCACGCCAGACGATGCGCTGCGCGAGATGGGCTACACCGACCCGGATGATGTGCTGACCCGTTATGCCGCCCACCTGTCGAAGGTGGATGAGCTCGGGCTGGTCTTCGACTACGACGCGCGGAAGGTCTCCAATGCGGGGCTGACGCAGGCGCGACCGCAGGGCACCGTAATTCCTCCGACGGATGTAAATCCTTCGGCAACCTCAACAGAGACCTCAGAAAATGACGGCAATGACCCAGACGCATGAGACGCCGATGCTGAGCCTGCGCGCCGCGGTGCGGCCGGGCTCCGTCGATATCGAGAACCGGACCGCTGAACTGACCTGGACTACCGGGGCGAAGGGGCGGCGCTGGTCCTGGGATATCGGCGCGTACATGGAAGAACTGGAGGTGACGCCCGAGGCGGTTCGGTTGGACCGACTGAACAACGGCGCGCCGTTCCTGAACACCCACAGTGCCTGGGAGTTGGGTGACGTGGTTGGCGTCGTCGAGCGCGCCTGGTTGGAAGGGGGGGCGGGGCACGCGCTGGTCCGTTTCAGCAAGCGCGAGGATGTCGAGGCGATCTTCCAGGACGTGCGCGACGGCATCCTGCGCAATATCAGCGTGGGCTATTCCGTCCATCGCTACGAGTTGATCGAGGCCCCTGACGACAAGCTTCCGACCTACAGGGCGGTGGATTGGGAGCCGATGGAACTCTCCCTTGTACCGATTGGATTCGACGATGGGGCGAAGGTGCGAAGCGCCAAGACTCCTGCCGACTACCAGGGCCAACGTTTCACCACCCTTTTCGAGACCCGGGAGGCCGAGACGCCGACCGAACAACCGGCCGCCGTGGCCAACCCAAGAGAGGAAAATGCAATGACCGAAGAAGAGAAACGCGCGGCCGAGGAGTCGATTCGCCGTGAAGCCGCCGAGGCTGAACGCAAGCGCTGCCTTAGCATCCGCCAGATGGCGCGTAAGGTGGGGCTGGACGAGGAGGTGGCAGAGGACTTGATCTCGCGCGGCGTGGCCCTGGAGCAGGCCAGCGCGGAACTGATCGACAAGCTGGCCGAGCGGCAGCAGTCCGAGCAGCCGGAAAGTCGTAGCGCGCACGCCGGCGTGACCAGCGACATCGACCTGTCGGTCGTTGCCGCCAAGCGCGAGGCGATGCAAAACGCCCTGCTGCATCGTTGCAACCCCAAGGTGAAGCTGGAGGAGGCCGCCCGCGAGTTTCGCGGCATGCGCTTGATCGACATGGCCCGCGAGTCCGTGGAACTGGTTGGGGGGAAGGTCCGCGGACTGACCCCGCAGGAAGTGGCTCGCGCCGCCCTGGGCTGTGACCGCCAGGCGTTCCGCGCGGCGGGCATGCACACCACCAGCGATTTCCCGCTGCTGCTGGGTGGCACCGTGAACCGCACCCTGCGTGAGGCCTACGCGCTGGCGCCGCAGACGTGGCGCCCGCTCGGCCGCCAGACCACCGTCCCGGACTTCCGCGAGGTCACCCGAGTGGCGCTGGGCGATATCGCCGCGCTGGAGAAGGTCAACGCGCACGGCGAGTACAAGTACGGCTCACTGGGCGAAGAAGGTGCGCCGATCAAGGTAGCCAAGTTCGGCAAGATCATCGCGATCACCTGGGAGGCGATCGTCAATGATGATCTCTCGGCGCTGACGCGTATTCCGCAGGCGCTGGGCGCGGCGGCCGGCCAGACCGAATCGAACCTGGTGTGGGATCTGCTGCTGGGTAATCCGAAGTTCGTCGATGGAGAGGACCTGTTCTCGGATGCGCACGGCAACGTCGCCGCCAGCGGCGGGCCGATCAATACCGCCACACTGGCGGCCGCTCGTGCCGCGATGCGCAAGCAGAAGTCCAAGGCCGGGCATTTCCTCAACCTGGCGCCGGAGTTCCTGGTAGTGGGGCCGGACAAGGAACTGGAGGCCTTCCAGTTCACCAGTTCCAACTACGTGCCGGCGAAGAACGCCGACATCAACGACAGCCGCAACGCCTCTCTGACGGTGATCGTCGATGCGCGCATCACGGGTAACCAGTGGTACCTGTACGCCGCGCCGGGCGTCGTTGACACCTTTGAGTATGCCTACCTGGAAGGCGAGCAGGGCGTCTTCACCGAGACCCGCGAGGGGTTCGAGGTGGACGGCATGGAGATCAAGGCGCGGCTGGTCTTCGGCGCGGCCTGGATCGACTACCGCGGGGCCTACAAGAACGCCGGTAACTGATCGGCAGAGTCAAGCTGAAGGGCGCCACGGGGCGCCCTTTGTGTTTCTACGTACTCCTTGCGAGGTAAATCATGAAGACCTTCATCCAACATGGCGACATGCTCACCGTCCCCGCCCCCTCTGGTGGAGCAGTATCGGGCAAACTGTACAAGGTCGGCGCCATCCTCGGCGTGGCCGCAACCACCGTCACCGATGGGCAGCCCGTCGAGTTGAAAACGACCGGCGTGTTTGAGCTGCCTAAGGTGGCCGCCCAAGCGTGGGGCGTGGGTGATCCGCTGTACCTGGACGCAGCCAGTGGCGATCTGACCAATGCGCCTGGCGCGGGCCTGGTCCTGGTGGGGCTGGCTACCGAGGCGGCAGCAAATCCCTCCGCGGTTGGCCGCTGCCGGCTCAATGGCGTTTCGGCTCCAGCTGCCGAGGGAGCGGGAGGCTAGCCCCATGGGCTGGGCCAACTGGCGGGATCGCCTACATCAGACGGTAATGAAGACTTTCGCCGATGGGCGGGCGACTCACCAGAGCGCCTCTGGCGCGCCCTCGTCCTGCGGCTTCGAGGTCATCATTGATCACAACCTGATGATGGCGGGTCCGGAGGGCATGTTTCAGACAAACAAGATCGGGATCAGTTGGCGCAAGATCGATCTGTCCGGCGCGAGTCGGGGTGACGTGTTCATCGTGGGTGGTCAGCGCTTCATGGTTGAAGAGATGGTTGCGGACGATGGGCACATCCTGACCGCCGCCTGCAGGAAGGACCTATGCTGAAACCCAACGTCTTGACCGTGGGGCGACGAGCGTTGCTCGCGCGCCTGCAAACGATCACGCCGGCCAACGGCTACCGCACGGATGCAGGTACCCGTGTGCTCTCCGGCTGGTTCAACGAACTGATCAAGGAGTGCAGGCAAGGATTCCCGCTGATCGTCGTTCAGCCGGCCAAGGAGCAGCCGCCCGAGCATCTCGACGCCGGCGTTCGCTTCCATCGCGGCTTCGACGTGGTAGGCGCGGTGCAAGGCGGGCATGACCACTATGAAGAGGCCCTGGAGGATCTGCAGCTCGATCTTCTAGCGTGCCTGATGCCTGCCCCCAAGGGGCAGTTCCTGCGCTGGCTGCCCCGAGAGCGTGGCATTACCGGGCTGACGTTGGGGACGCCTGAGCCGTACCCGCCGGGTGATGGAGTGGCCGCTGCCGTGATTCGAATCCCTGTCTATCTGAAAACCATCATCGAGGGGTAACCCATGAAGAGCGATCCCCAGGTGCCGGCCACGGTCGACGCCGCGCCTCCGGCCGCGCTGAACAAAGCCGTCGAGGTCACCCTGGCAAAGGTGCATTGGCACCAGGGCGAGGAGAAGGCGGCCGGCGAAAAGATCAACGTCAGCCCTGACCAGGTTGAATTCCTGCGCCGCGAAGGCGTGATCAAGAAGGAGGCCTGATATGGCTATCGAGAAAGAGACGTATGTGATCGGCGGACCCTTCAAGATCCGCGAGTCTGGCGCCACCGCACCCTTCCAGTTCGCTGGCCTGGTGTCCACTATCCAGCAGACCATCGAGACCAACGAGATCACTCTGCCGGATACCACCACCCCGCAGGGTGGTGAGTACGATGCCGTTTCGCGCATCACTTCGGTCGGGTTGTCGATCAACTTCCGCGAACTCAAGACCAGCATTCTGGCTGCCTTAGTGTGGGGGGACGCCACCAACGTTCCTTCTGCCACCCATACCGATGAAGCGCACACCGCCGTTCCGGGAGGCACGATCGCGCTCGACTTCATGCCGCTGGAGATCACCAGCGTGAAGAGCGATGACGGCACTACGACCTACGAAGAGTTCGACGACTGGAACATGACCGGCGCCGGCATCGAAATCGTTGAAGGGGGTGCGATCTCTGCGGCCACGCCGATCAAGGTGACTTACAAGTCCGCCACCGTCGATGTGATCGAGGCGCTGACCAACAGCGGCAAGACGTTCGAATTCCTCTTCGAGGGCGAGAACGCCGCTGGTACTCAGCGTCGCATCCAGGCGCGCTATTTCCGGTGCCGCCTGAACCCGTCGAGCCAGCAGGATTGGATCAACACCGAAGACTTCCTGGCTGCCGAGGCCACTGCCAAGGTGCTGATGGACCCGACCAAGGTCGGCGCTGGAAAGTCGAAGTACTTCAACATCAAGAAGGAGCTGGCGACGGTGTGACGCCGTTCATGCCCGGCAGGGACGCCGGATGTGGGCTCGCCCGCGTGGTGCTACAGTGGCGCCATTTAGGGAGGGTTTGAAATGTACTCTAGGTCGCGCGGATTTACCCTTGTCGAGCTGATGGTCATTGTCGTCCTTTTGGGTGTCATGGTCGCTTTCGCCATTCCGTCTTTTGTGAACCTCATAAAAGGCAACAGCATGGCCTCGGCGCGCAATGATTTGCAAAAGAGTCTCGATTATGCGCGAGCGATGGCCATGACAAATAAGACCGGGGCGCAGGTCTGCGTAGCTGACGGGACAATAACCATCAGCCAGGCTGACAAGGCTGAAAGATTTATTTCTAGAACGAGTAGAGACGATAAGCGTGTTGAATACGGCTATAAATATAGCTGGGCTGTAGTTAGCAATATCTCGGCTCGTGAATACAAGAATATTGGTTCTAATGGTCTTGATTCGGGGTGTGTCGTTTTTGCTAATAATGGAACCATACCTGCTCTTGCTAAACGAAAGGCTCCACCTCTGGATCAGGATGGAAAGTGTAATACAAGTGGTGGCGGCAGTTCGTTTGTATATGAGAATGGGTTCTTTGGTAAGTCTGACGGCGCTACAGACCCGGAGTGGCAGATCATATTCAACAGTGCTGGGCACTATACGGTTAAGCCTAAAGGGGGAGACCTAACAGGAGAGGAATCCTGGGACACTTTTGACTGTTAGGATAGTTCTTATTGTCCAGAGACCCCGCCTTATGGCGGGGTTTGTGCATTTTGGAGTGATGAAATGTCCACCTTTACTGCAAGTAGAGTTGTAGATATCGATGGCGTTGAGTTGACCGTGCGAGAACTTAGCGTTGCGGATGTTCGAAAGCTAATGCAAGAGGTCAGTGACCAAGATCTCGTCAGTAATGCTCTCTTCGAAGATGTCAGGCTTTCCGATCTGTGCCTGATGACGTCGGTTACGAAGAGCCAAATTAACGATCTCCGGCCTAGCCAACTCGCCAAGTTGCTGGATGCATGTAAAGAGGTGAACCCGCATTTTTTCGGAATGCTGGGCCGTCTCTCGAAACTCCACGACAAGCCATAAGGAGTTTGGAGCGCGCCATTTGCGTTCTGGTGAGGCTTGGCCATCACCACGTCCTTGAATATCCATGGTCACTGTTCTTGACCGCGCTGAAGGCTGAATGAAATGGCTGACGTAAAGATCCGGCTGACCGCTGACCTCGATGATGCGCTGCGCGAGGTGTCAGGCTTCCGCAAGGAATATGCCGAACTGGTCAGGCAGGTCGCGCAACCTCTCAAGCGTTTAAACGATTTCACTGCTCTCGAAAGCACCCTCGAGGACACGCAACGCCAGGCGCGCTCGGCGCGCGAGCAGATCCGCACGCTCGGCAACGAGCTGGCATCGACGATCAGGCCAAGCCGCGAATTGCAGCAGGCGTACCGGGACTCCATTTCGGACTTGCGAAGCCTGGAGCGGGCAGAGACCGTCCAGGTAGCCAAGCTCGGAGCGATGCGCCGGGAGTTGAAGCAGGCGGGACTGGATACGAGGAGCCTGACATCCGAACGGCAGCGGCTCCAGCGTGAGCTGGATCGAAACCTCCAGGCGGGCCGGAATGATGCGGCCACCACCAGCCTCCGGCAACAGGCCGCAGCGATCAAGCAGAGCGCGATAGAGCAGCGCCGCTTCAACTTGGAGCAAGCGCGTAGCACCCTGGGAGTCGCCAGGGTGCGCGAACTGCAGGCAGCTATCGGGCAGTTGAACCAGCAATATCGCTTGCTTCGATCCAGCGGAACGCTGTCTACAAGGGAGCTTGCGATTGCCCAGCGGGCGCTCAAGAAGCAGATCGCAGAGACCAAGGGTGAACTCAACTCGCTGGGGGCCGGCTCGCGGCTGTCGAGCATCGGCTCTCTCCGCGGGAGCGGTCCAGCGCTGGCGGTTGCGGGTCTCGCCGCCGCAGTAGGCGCTGCAACGGCGAAGCTAGCGAACGGGGCTGACACTGTTGGCCGGCTCGATTCCCGGCTTCGCCTGGCGACCCGCTCGCAGGAAGAATTCAACACCGCGCAAATCGAACTCGACCGTATCGCGGATGATGTTCAGGGCGATGTCGGCGACCTCGTCGGCCTTTATTCGCGGTTGCAGCGCCCGCTTCGGGATGTGGGCATGGATCAGCGAGCCGCCCTCGAAACCGTAGAGGCGGTGTCGCTCGGCCTGAAAATTGGTGCTGCATCTGCCGAGGAGTCGGCCTCAGTCATTACCCAGTTCGCCCAGGCCATCGGCAGTGGTGTTCTGCGGGGCGAAGAGTTCAATACCGTTCTGGAGTCCTCGGATCGAATTGCTGGCGCTTTGGCGGACTCCTTCGGGGTGACTGTTGGCCGGCTTCGTGAGATGGCTGCCGCCGGTGAACTGACCTCGGAGCAGATCGTTATCGCGCTGCGGAAGGAACTTCCGAAGCTCCGCGAGGAGATGGCTTCGTTTGCGCCGGAGATCGGCGCGGGGCTGAACCGGATCTTTTCCGAAACCCAGAAATATTGGGGGCGCAGAGCGAAGGAAACAGGCATCGTCGACTGGGTTGCGAACCAGTTGAACGATGTTGCCAAGGGGATCAACACGGCGAATACGCTGGTGAAAAAGGGGGAGGGCAGCCTCACGGCCACCCTCGCCGCCGAGAAGGCGCGCCAAGAGCAGATCGTGAAGCGCCAGAACGATGCCCTGAAGCGGGCTCGGGATCAGAACGTCGCTGATCTCCAGTCTGAAGTTGTTCGGACCAAGGCCCTCCTTGAGCAGTCAACCAAGAACCTCAACGACGCGCTTTCGCGCCAGGCAGATGTCCGCAAGGAGTTTGCCGACCTGGTGAAGGGTATCCAGTCGACGCCCACCTCCGGAACGCAGACCTTCGGTGATGCCACTGCGGCCCAGGCATCGGCTCGCAACGCGCTGACCGCCGGCAACAACCAAAAGGCGATCGAGGAGGCGCGCCGCGCGCTGCAGATCCTTCAGCAACTGAAGGACGCTGGCGCGAACAGCTACGGCTTCGAAGGCGTGGCCAAGGAGGTGGAGCGCATCGCCAACAAGGCCGCAGAGGTCGAGGCTGGTAATGCCAAGGCTGCGGATGACGTCAACCGCCTGAACCTGGCCGACCTCGAGGAGCGCATCAAGGCTGTGCAAAACGTCGAGGTGTCGTTCGGAATGGACTTCGAAAGCGCGGAGACCTTGAAGCAACAGGTCGCCGACATCGCCGCCGGACTGGCTGAGCAACTCGTGATACCTATCACGCTGGTTCCGCCTCCGGAGATGGGCTTGCCTGGCGTGCCCAGCATCACCCCCAAGATACCCGGGTTTGCCACTGGTACGCAGAGCGCTCCCCCTGGTATGGCGTGGGTTGGGGAGCGTGGGCCGGAGTTGATGATGATGCGCGGAGGAGAGCGCATCTTCAACGCGGTGCAGTCGCTGCAGATGTCGCAGAGGTATCAACGAACTCTCCCCGAGATACCCGCGATTCCGACCGCGGCGCTTCAGCAGGCGAATCCGCTGGCAGCCATGCAAAACCTGGGATCGCTGACCCTCAACCTGGGTGGAGACGATGCCGGTTTCACCGTTTTCGGGACACACGACACACTCCGAGATATACGCAAGGCCGCCTCGAAGTTCGGGCGGACGCGCCCAAAATGACCAGGCCCGCCTCGCGCGGGCTTTTTTATGGAGTTGGGAATGATCATTCCGAACGTGATGCTCGGGGGAATACCGATCGTGATACACGGTGGCGCCCCGCAGTGTCAGTACCAGGCTGTAGATGGCGGCGTCGAGCGATTGAGGCTCAGCGGAGGTGCGGCAGTACAGATGACGCACTGGCGCAAGACGGCAATCACCATCAGCGGTTCAGGATGGATCGGCACGGGGATGCTTGGACTCGACTTCGACAACCCGTTGGAGCTGCGATGCAATGCGTCGCTTGGCATTTCCGGCCGTACTGCCGCCGACCGAGTATTCACAATCCCTGGAGAGGTTCGCCCCGATGCCAGTCCGTGGGGGCTGGCGCTGGTCGGCCGTGAGTGGGTCAGAACGGACGTGTCGTCCGCCGGCCAGGTGGTAACCGTGTCGGAGATCCCAGGCGCGCAACTCTACCGCGTCGAGTGGTGGCCGCTGTTCCACGTCTTCGCGTCCATCCCTCCTGAGGCGCTTGATTCTTCGAACAACAGCCGGACCTGGCAAATTGTCGCTGAGGAAATCTGATGCTCAACGGTGGACCGCTCAATAGCGCTGCGCTGAACTCGGCCGCTCACTCCGCTGTGCCTGGTCCTGAGCCGATCATCCCTGGCTACGCTTTCACATGGCGCCCAATCGTACGCGTTGGCGATGACGACGTTACGCCGCTCCTGACCGGGGAGATCGAGGTCGATCGTGAAGAGGGGGCGGCTGGCGTCGCGTCCTTTTCGATCTATCTCGGCGACGGACCTGTTGTCCCTGCGGACTGGATCGGTCGAACCGTAACCATCGACTACGCAACGGAGATCGCGGGTGAACTGAGTCAGGGGCGACGGTTTACGGGGAGAGTTACACAGCCAGCCTGGAATCCTGTTCGGCGCGTCCTGGACGTCAGTTGCACGGACCAATTGCAGCAGCGTGTAGAGGCCATGGAGATTGCGGCCGTCGACGCCCTGGTCGGCGGCGCCTGGTCAGCGGATGTGTTCGAGCCGGTCGATGGACGCTCGCGGTGGGACTACGCCCAGGAGCGTTTGACCAGCGTAACCGGGAGCTTGGACTGTTCGCCATATGGTGCTCTCCGCGTCACGTCATGGCTTTCGGTGGCGCCTGCCTACGAGTTCGGCCAAGGCTCTACGGTATACGGATCGCTTGCGGTCGAGTTGGCCGACCTGAGCTCGCAGACGAACAGGGTCGAGATCGAGTGCGACTACCGATTCAGCCGGCTATGGCAGTTGAACGCCTCGTATGGTTGGCAGCACCCCGGCACGGGTAACGCTGTTGGCGAGGCAGGGTTTTGCAACTGGCGCGGCGATGACACCGAGTTACCGGATGTCGAGATGATCACCTCGGCGACCGAGAGCAGCGGCCAGACGTTGTTCTATGCGACCTGGTATCCACTGCCGCCCACGGGCGTCTACTGCAATCCGCCGGCGGCATGGGTCAACAACTTCACCGAGCTGCTGCTCGGCGGAAATTGGATTGCTGGCCGGCGATGGGTGCAGTCCGTAACCGAGCGCTACCGGCTGGTCATGGAAGTTCAGCCGAGCGTGGCGGCGACCGGCCCGATTGTCGGTCGGCAGCGTGCCTCGTTCGAGATCGAGTCGGACAAGGCCGAGCGCTGGGAAAGCGACCCGATCACCGGCGGCAGCACCGGCCACGACGACGAGAAGGATGGCAACCGGCGTTTGTCTGCGCTGAACTGCTTGTTGGCCCAGGGCGCCACGACGCTCATTGCTGCGCACCGTGGGACGACTGTGACGTGGGACGTGCCTACCAGCATGGTTTTACCGATCGACCTGGTGCATACGCTCCGCCTCGATGATCAGGGCGCGCGTGCGGTGGGCAAGTGTCGGCGCATTGTCGACCGGCTCGACCTCGCATCCGGAAGCGCCCTGACCACGATCTCTATCGCGGTGATGCGAGGCGGCGCTGGCGCAGCAGATCCCCTTGTTCCGCCGGCTGGCTCGTCCGATCCCGCCAGCCCACCGTCGGGCGGTGGCCAACTTACGACGCAGCTCGGAGGTCGCAACGGAAGTCCCGCGTATGACGATGAGGCGGATGGTTTCTCGGGCAACTGGAGCAATCGCGATCCCGGCGCCGAATTGTTCCCGCGGCGCTTCTCGTTGACTGCAAACGATATTCCGGAGACCTACCGGGACGAACATGCGCCGGAGATCGCAGCCACTTACCGGGTAGCTGTACCTGATGACGTACTGGAGATGTAGCGATGGCGAGAGCCTGGATCAACAACTGGAAGACGACGCTGAGCGCCGGCCTTTCGCCTGGCGCGTTAAGCCTGACGGTGCCTGATGCTGCCGCCGCGCTGCTGCCGCTATCCGGAGGAAGCTGGGTGCTGTTGACGCTCGCAGATGACGCCGGTGCGCAGCATGAAATCGTGAAAGCAACCACCCGCGCCGGTGGGGTGGTGACGATCGAGCGCGCCCAGGAAGGAACCTCCGACGGCAACTGGCCGGCGGGAACGGCGATCTATGCAGCCGTCACGGCCGGCGACCTCATGACGCTCCAGGCGCGCATCCAGGCTCTGGAGTCCGGGGCGTCTGGCGGCACCCTTGTCGACGAAACCGGCGCAACGCTGGTCGACGACGCCGGCAACAACCTGATTATGGAGAACATTTGATGGCAACTGTTACGCACGTCCTGTCCGGCGCCGGGGAGCCGCTCGATCCGCCACCAAGCATCGGTGCTCACTACGTGAACACGAACAACGGCGCGCTATACCTGGCGAAGGGCACAGCGAGCGGTGCCGATTGGGTGAAGCTGGGTAGTGGCGGTGGCAGCGCTCCGAGCGAGGTGCTGCATGTCAATACCGATGGCCAGTTCCTTCTCGAGCCTCAACACTCATTTGTTGAGGCCCGTCTGTTCGCAATTCCCGAGCTCGGCACTGCAGCAATTGGAATCGATCCCAGCACATCCCGACAGTTCGACCTGAATCTCAGAACCGCGGCTCCGAGCGGGCAACAACTGCAAATCAGGGTTACATCGGGTGAATTGCCCGGAGGTATGTCGATCGTGGGCACCTCGAGGCAGTGGGCGGTTCAGGAGTCGTATGGATTCGTGATCAATGCAAATGACCTCAACGGCGAGGTGTGGGCGCGCGTCTATTTCGATGCTGACGAGCTCACCCTGTCGATTCTTGTGTTCAGCGATGTGCCGAACGCGTAGGAGATAGCGCATGGCTCTATCAGACGAGCGCCGCGGCCTCGGCGCGAGGAACGAAGCGATCCGCCGCGCCGGCGGCCAACGGGTTGAAGCGGAGCGGCGTGGCGACCAGGGCTTGACCGCGGCGCTCAACCGGCTGATCGAGCCGGAGCGTCAGGTACGCGCACTGCGCAAGATCGACCCGCGCGGCGCCCTGGATGCTGCGCGCGGCAGGGCCGACTACAACCCCGCCGGCAAGCAGATCGGCGGGGGCGGTGTGTCCTGGCCGCTGGCCGAGACCGACAAGTCGAAGCGCACGGTGGCCGACGAGGAGATCGTGAGCACCGATGGCCTGGTCGTCGTTGTGTTCAAGCGCGTCACCAGCTTCGAGATGCAGGATGGCGGCTCGAATATTGGCCGCATGGAGTTCAAGGCATGAATCAACTGATGCCCTGGGACGGCGAGGTCGTTCGCATGGGCTGGCCGTGGCACGGAAAGATCCGCCAGCCGAACAATGATCTGGCCGGCTACGTCACCCTGCCGAACGGGGCGACGCGCCCAGCAATCGCGTACTATGGCAACTGGCCGATGAATCACACGCATCTGTTCGACATGGGCCTACCGGACCAGGACGACCTGCAGGTCGAGGAGCAGGGCGGGAAGTGGTGGGGGCGTACGATCCTCAGAGGCGGAGGCAATTACGACTATCAGTTGTACTACGGCGGCGCGACGACCTCGGCCGAGGGGCAGTCCTATACAGGCGACGCCCCATTCAGGGGGCTCCCCCTCTGGTGGTCTAGCGACGAGGAGCAGCGCCGCCCGCTGTATGTGGATATCTACCTCAATGTGGAGCAGGGCAGCTACTACCTCGATTTTTGGACAAAGGGCGGAACGATTCACGCCCTTCGGAAGAAGATAACGCTTGAGGATGTTGGACAGGGCGCAGGACAGCCGGAGTGTGCGGTAAAAGATCTGCTCGGGAGCAACTTCGACTACTGGTTTTTTGGTGAAAACGTCAAACTGGACTACCTGAAGCTGCTCGGGGTCTACCGAAATCGGTTGCTGCTGGGAGTTGTGGTGACACAGGGTGACGGGATGCGGCAGATTGATCCACCGCCCGGAACGTCGGTGGTCAGCGGTTCGTCCCCGTCTGGAGCCCCTCAGGGGTTGTATGGTCTCGTCGAGGTGACCATTGCCCCGGATATCCGAGATCCAGAGGCGGATCACAGTCAGACGGTCACAATAGACGTGATCGAGAATCGCCAGGCCGCGCTCGGTAATCCGGTTCATCAGGTGACCGACGAGAGCAGTCAGCCGGGCGATCCCATTGAAACCACGCTCTATCGAGAGGAATGGAACCAGACCTCCGGGTTGCTGACCGCCTGGTATGACGCCCAGGGAAACATCCAGACCGCGCGCTACAACCGACGCCACTATGCACTTAAGGAGTACCGCAACGAGCCCGGCGTGACGACAAGAACAGCGACGGAGCGAAGCAGCGAGGTTGCGCTGTTGAGCGGCTCCGGATCAGTTGTCGACAGCACAGTGCTGACAGAGCAGTTCGAGGCGATCTACATCCCAGGGACAGGACTGCAGATCACTCGGACGGTGAAGTGTACGGGGGAGCCGGATGACGTCACGACCTATACCGACCCAGACCATACGGGGGGGCCGGTGGTCACCCCGCCGACGACGACATTCCCCCCAGGCATGCATATCGTCAACACCGTTGTGACCTACCAGTGGCTTGTGAACGACGAGAACATGCTGGCCAACCAGGACCAGCATCAGGTGTGGCTCGCCGCGTTGAGCAACAACAGCGCAGCCATCTGCCACATCCGCGATCCGTTCGACTATCCCGAGGGGCAGACCACAACAACCGTCAGCGTTCGCCAGGGCCCGGCCGTGCGCCTCGGCGGCGTGACCTCTGGAACGGTTACCGACACCCTGACCAAGAGTAAGCCCGCGCATGAGTACCGGCGCGGTTTTTTCTGGGAGCCAGCCGACCGCTGGGTGCGAGCCAGTTGCAACCCCGTCACCGGAGAGCTCTCTCGCGGCTCGGAGTGCATCCAGTACCTGACCAGTTGGGTTTAGCCCCTTCTACTACTTCAAGGAGAAGCCGCATGACGCCGGCCTGTGTACCCCTGCGCATTCAAAAAGGGGCGACGTTCCGCGACACGATGCGGATCATGCAACCGAGCCTGGTCTACCGGCCGATCAACCAGATCGCGTCGACCGCTCCCGTCCGGCTGACCATCCCCGGCCACGGGTTGCCCGACACCTGGTTAGCCTGGATCGATGGCGTCCAGGGCATGCCCGAACTGAACCGCGCTCGGCTTCGGCAACTGCCTCACCGGGTCGCGTCCATCGACGACGACACGATCGAGATCAACTTGCTGTCAGCCGTTGGGCTGGCGCCTGTTGGCGGGCAACTGATCTACCAGCCACCGGTTGACCTCACTGGCGCCGAGGTGCGGATGCAGATCCGCGCCGAGCCAGGCGGGACGGTGCTGCTGACGCTGTCGCTCGGCTCTGGCCTGGAGTTCGCTGGCGCCGGAACGATCTCGCGCGAGATATCGGCATCGGCTACCGCGGCGCTGGAATGGTCGGCGGCGGTCTACGACGTGGACGTGACATACCCGGATGGCACGGTCCACCGCTACTACAGCGGGCCGATCAGTGTGAGCCGTGGGGGAGGGTGCGATGGATGACGCCCCCGAGCCCTGGGCGCTGGCGATCGAGGTTGATTGCGAGCCGCTTGTGCTCAGCGAGATGCATGAATACGCGGTCACCGTGACGCCGCCGGCCGATGTGCTTGTGGTTGTTGCGGGCGACCAGGGGCCTCCCGGAAGGGATGGCGTAGACGGTGCCCAATGGGGCGCGACTGATTGGTGATGAAATGGCCCAGATTCAATTTTTCAAGGTTGCGACGCTGCCGGGCACACTGCAGCCGGACAGTTTCTACTTCGTCGAGAACGGCAGCTACTCGGAGTCCTACCTGACCAACGGCGCGGGAGTGGCGCGCTCGATCGGCAACAGCGCGATGATCAACGCGCTGATAAACGAGGCGCTGGCCAGCCTGCCCGGCACCGGCGCGCCGATCCTATTCGTTGCGGATATCGCCGCGCGCGACGCTCTGGAGCCTGAGGGTGCAATCTTCGTGCTGGTTCAAGACGCGAGCGCGGACCCGACAGTTGAAACCGGCGCCGCGCTGTACGCATGGAACCCGGCGACCAGTGCCTGGTTGAAAGTTGCTGAATACGAAAGCATGGACGTCGAGCTCAACTGGGACGCGATCAACGGGCGCCCGACGTCGACGCCGGCGCAGATCGACACTGCCGTTTCCCAAGCGCACACGCACGCGAACAAGTCGACGCTGGACAAGTTCGGTGAGGAGTCGGGCCTGGTTCGGTTCGGCGGGCAGCCGATTCCGGCGGAGTGGAACGGGGCGGCCTGGTAAATGGCCGTCCTCCAGACCCACAAGGTCGTCGCGCAACTGCCTGCCGCGCTGGAGCCGAACGCGATCTACTTCGTCCGGCGGAGCGCCGGATACGACCAGTTCGTCACCAACGGCGCCGGGGTGGTGGTGGCCTATCCGATGAACGTCCGCATCCCCGCGGCTGTTCCTGGGTATCTCGCCGATGGCTCCATGCTTCGGCTCACGATGAACCCTGACGGCCAACTGCCGGCCTATACCGCCGGCGGCGCAACTCTCAACCTACAGGTGCTTTTCAATGGCTGATGTACGCCCGACGAAACTCCAGGCCGACGGCAACGGCTACGGCAGTCTCCGCGAGTTCGCCGACGGCGACACGGTGCCGGTTGCGCTTGGCGGCACAGGCGCTGCAACTGCCGCTGGCGCGCGCACGTCCCTTGGGCTTGGGAGTGCTGCAGTTAGAGCTGCCCTGGGTTCAACTGGGGCTTTGTACTCTCGAGACAGCATTCTGGGCGCCGTTTCGCAGTCGAGCGGCGTACCGACTGGCGCGGTGATCCAGCGTGGCAGCAACGCGAATGGTGAGTTCGTTCGGTTTGCAGATGGAACTCAGATTTGCATACGCCAAATCACGGGGTCTGGTAGCAACTACCAAGCAGGGCCCAACACAGTGCAGTTGGCGGCTGAGTTTATCGGAGGATCCTCATATAGCCTCATCGTCAACTGGATACCGTTCAGCGGCTGGCCATCGGCTGCGGCGGGGGTTAGGGGCGGCTACATGGGCGGGGACCAAGTTACTTTCTACTTGAATGAAGACCTTGGTACCAACGGGTTGAGCATTATGGTTGTGGGGAGGTGGTTCTGATGATCATCAAGTTGTCACCGTTTGCTCCGCTGCCGGGAAGCGACGAGCGCCTGTCACTGAGCAGGGCTGGCGATGTACTCACCGTGAACGGCCAGGCGTTCGACTTCACTCCGCTCCCGGAGGGCGGCGAGTTGCCGACCGAGGCCATTGGATCGGAGTTATTCGCTGGTCCTGTGGCGCGAAGGAATGGCCGGCTGGAACTAACCCTGCGGTTCCCGCTGGCCGCTGATGCCAGTGCCGCCGCTCGCTTCCCTGAACCGTTGCTGATCGAGGCTGATGGACCTGTGGAGTTACCGCGATGATCGACTGGAGCCAGGTAAAGACCGCTGAACAGCAGGCGCAAGAACGCCGGCAGGCTGAGTACGATGCCGCAACCGCGGCGCGGGCAAATGCCTACCGCCTGGAGAGTGACCCGCTCAAGACCGAGGCCGAGTTCGACGCTATCAAGGCCGGCGTGGAACCGGACTACCGCGCCTGGGTCGCGAAGGTCGAGGAGATCAAGGCCAGGTATCCGCTGCCGGAGGCCGGCGGCGTGTAGACTACCCATTTTGAATGGGAGCATGGCCGTGCTGGTGGTGAGACTCAAGAAAGGGTGGACGCTGAAGCTTGATCGGAAGGTGAACGATGCGAATCGGGCGGGGGTTTGGTCGTTCCATTGCTCCGAGAGCACGTTCGTGCCTGGCATGGATAACTTGCTGCGGCACGCGGCCATCCGTCCGGCTGAGCCGGCAGAAGGGAAGAGCACCGAGGTAGAGGTGGCCATCTGTCGGCCGGGCGATCCGGAGGAGAAGTGGATTCCGGTTGGGAAGGGCGTGGCGGTCTACGAGGCAGAGCGGTAG